TAAATGATGATAAGCTATCGCCAAGAACATCAACATAAAAAGGATCAATAAATGTATAATGCCAAGGTATTTCTTTTCTGTTAGTTTTAGGTTCACTGTCTAAAACAATAAGATCTGCTTCTCCTCTAGCTTTATATAGTTTATTTTCTACTCTTTTACCAATCTTTGCTGTTTGTCTATTCATTACAACATTGCCAACTCTGTATAAATTATTGAGAAATCTCTCAGATCTATCTTGACCGCCAATTTTTTCAAACCAGTTTTGATAGAAGCGCTCTATTCTTTTATTTCTATGAACCAATCTAATTCCTTGAGATCCGAAATCACCCATTAAATCTATAACATTTTTTACTAAACCAACTCTTTGATATACAGTATCAGCTGTCTTGATAATGTTTTTAAGTTTAACTGGAACAGCTTCATTAGGTCTAAAATAATCATAATCAGATCTAGTCAATCCGGGTCTACCAGAAGTATTGTCTGATAAGTTAGAAAAGTCTCTATTATATCTGGCGTATCCTGTTGTTTTATGTATCCCCTCAAATTCAGAAAGCGATTTAGCTGATTGTTCCAAAGCCTTTTTTTTGGAATCTAAGTCGTCACCCCAAGTAACATAAGCGTCTTCTTGTTCCACTTGAGCGTCTTCTATAGCGTCACTTTTCGGATATTTTTTAGACATAATTGTATTGCGTTTCCATCGTAATAGGATTGATTATGAGATTATATTATAATACACTATTTTTTATAAATACCAAGATATATATCTTCATTAGCATCATTAGTAAACCATTGAGGCCCTTTGTATAAATCTTGATTGGGCATTGCTGACATATCACTAGTACCACCTATTACGTCATATGTAGCTGGTCCTTCAGTACGATTAATCATTCTGGCAACAGAATTTGCCATAAGCAAAGAACTATATCTATCTTTTCTTAATCTACCTCTTTTATTATTAGAGCCTTTTATCTGTGGAGTATCCCATCTTTCTCTAGCACCAATACTGTTACTGGTTTGGGTCATAACAATAGTGGTAAGCTCGCTTTTTAGTTCTTCTATTTCTAATATACAGTCACTTAAAGTATCATATACATTATCTAAATCATCAGCCATGACATCTTTATTTTCTTTTTCCATGGCTAATCCTAATGTCAAATTATCAAAACTAGGAAATAGTAAAACTTTATCCTCAAAGTCTTTTCTTAAACCATGATTAGCTTGACTAGTCCAATCAGATCTAGCAAACTGAATTAATTCTAAAACATGTAATCCTGGTTTATCATCAGTATCTTTAGATTTATTCTCATTTATAGTAGGCCAGAGAGGTATCTCTCCTTCTTGTATTTTATCTGTGTCGTGCAAGGCTTCTTCGATAGCTACTCCACCACCTTGAGCATCTAAAGCTATACGCTCACAAGGAAATGCCTTCATAAGATCTCTAATTTTCCTAGCACAAAAGCCATAAAAATCATTTTCTCGTATTAAGCCTGTCTTTTGTCGTTTTTTAAAGTTAGACCTATTAGTAGTCCAACAATATACTATTCTTGAATGATTGGCATGTAATTCTATAATCACAATACAAAAATTATCTTGTTCTGAAGCTGGGTCAATTCCATATACATATTTTTTATCTGGATCCCCTTTAATCTTAGCATCAAATATTATAGGTTCTTGATTGATAATAATAGGGTTTTGATTACTACTGACACAACTTTCTACGAGGCTTCTGCGAAAAAATCCACTACTATCTTTGGTAAAACAAGCAGCGTATTCCATATTGTAAATACCGCTATGAATAGTAGCTTTGGCTCTAGATACTTGTCTATCATCCATAAATCCTTTAGGAATTAACTCATATGGTATTCTAACAACACTATAATCTTGCCAATTAAAATTATGTGGCACCTCGCCTTTAAATATATCTTCTAATTTTTCTTTTTTGCCCTGACTATGTATAATAGATCTATATCTTTCCCAATACTGTGAAAAATGCTTAAAACTATAATCAGCTGTACCAGCTATAATAGCTTGATTGCTTTTGCGGTATTGTAATGATTCCATTTCTTCATTCCAAATACCAAGCTCTTTCATTAATTCTTTCTTAGCTTCTGCTTTAACATTACCCATAGGGTCTGCGGATACAGCAGCAAAACCTGAAACAACAGTTTCGTAAACTTCTGGAGATATAGAAGCAAATTCATCAGCAATGATAATATGTGCTCTAAGCCCTCTAATTTTACTACCGTCACCCAGAGGAATTGCAATAGTCCAACTGTCCCCATATCTCATGGTACAGCGGTCTACATCTCTTCTTGGACCATCATCATTGCCACTAAAAATACTTCTAATAATAGCAGACTTTCTCCATATAGTTTCCATATACTCAAATATAACCTTACTCTGTCTAAAAGCAGCACCTACTACAACAATTTTACTTCCAGGAACAAAAATACATTTAAGAGTACAGTACAAAGCTAGTAAAAATGATTTACCGAAACCACGACTAGCAATGAACATAGGAAACGGCCTGTCCCAAAATTCTTCTAATATAGCAGCTTGTATCGGATGAAGCTCTATGTCCATCAATAGCTTTACAGTCATAGCAAAATTAGCTGGATTTTTAATAATATTGATAAGATGTCTATCTGGATTTTCAATATCATATTTAGACCTACGAATCATAAGATTCTTGTCTGTTTTAATTTCATCTATATTGCCTAGATTTAACCAAGCATTGTCTAAATAATTATTACTTACCATTAGTATGCATCTCGTTTACTCGTTTAATTATAGAAAAAGCCATTTGATTTGCAGCTGTAGGGTTATCACAAAAAACCACATTAATATTATGCTTCGTTTGTAGTTCTGTTAAAAATTTTAAAATGTAAGCTGGTCGTATTTTAATCTTAGACCAAACTCTTCTAGGAACATTAGAGCCCATAGGATAATCCAGAACATTCTGAAGACTAAACTCTAACAAGATAAACTTGTATAGATAGTCGTTCATTCTTTCTATTTCATTCTTGAATCTAGATTCTGATATATTATTAGCTATTTCACTAACACTATTTTTCCTCTCAATACACAACAGATCTTCTAAACCCTCAATAGAATAATCCCCAGTATCTAACTTCTTGTTTATAGTATTACATCCTGCAAAAGCCCACGGTTTTTGTTCTCTGGTGTCAACAATAATATTGAAGCTATATTTAGTGTCTTTCATAACAATACTCTATAAGCTCATTGATTCTAAATGAGCATTCTTGTTTCGTAAAATCAAGCTTATATATCTGATTAAAGTCAATATAATTAATGTCTTTCTTTAGTCTGGGAAATACCTTATTAATATTAACACCTAATTGAAGTAAATTCTGTAATACAATGTTTTTATTTATAGACTTATTGAAGATCACCATCATTAATGTAGCTTCAAATAAATGTTTTAAACTAAACTTATTTTGTACATAATTAAATAACGAAAAAGAAACTATTTCCTCAATATGCATACTATTAAATAAAACACCATTATGGTTAATAACTAATGGAGGTCTATTATTAATAATACTATCTTCAGAATTATATATGATAAATTTAAACTTATTAATATATACGAAAGTAATATAATCTGGTTTAAAAACTACATTAGTAATATTAGGCCACTCTGTAGATAATGCCAAGCATATATTATAAAATTCTTGGGAATCAGCTATGATAGAACAAGTAGTAAAAGTTTTATAGTTAAAGTATAGATCGCTACAATAGTTAAATAGATGTATAGCCATAGAAGAATCTAAACCAAGTCTTGGTTCATGATTATCGTCGTAATTAATAATCTTAGACGCTAAAAGCAAGCTATAAAGATATTCATTATTAGTGATCATTTTTTAGATCCTATAATCTTAAGAAAAAACATTTCATAATTTTCTTCATTGTCTTTAATAAGATCATGATGATATTTGCATAAAGTTATTCCATTATCGGGATGAAATCTCAAGCCAGGATAATCAGACCATTTTTTAATATGATGAGCATTTAACTTGCCTCGGTTTTTGACGCAATCAGGCCATTGACATTTGAACTTGTCTCGTTTAAAAATCTGTTTAATCCAAGTTTTATATCTCTGGTCATAAAATCTTTTCATTCTTCATTATCTTCCAGTACAGATT